ACCGCGTTGTTTATGGGGGCGGTAACTGCTGAGTTATATGCTAATACGGATGTTAGCATTAGGGCCAATACTGGAGGAACATCGCAAAACTGGATATTTGGCCAAGATGGCGCATTGACTGCACCAGGAAACCTAAATGGTGTTAATGTTAATACAGGCATAGTGTCAGCCACGGGCAATGTCAATAGTGGTAATGTAAACACAGCAAAAGTAGCCAGCACTGGTGGCATCACTATCGCCAGCGGTGGATCCAGTGACATCACTCTTAATGCAGCCGGTAACATCAACGCTGACAGCAACTACATCAACAATCTTCTTGATCCTATGCAGAATCAAGATGCGGCTACCAAGATCTATGTTGATAACTTGGTGGCTACGGGACTTACTTATCACGAGCAGGTATTTGTATCTACCACGGCCAACTTGGCCACAACCACAGGTGGTACCATCACCTACGCACAGCCCAACGGAGCTGGCAACGGCATAGGTGCCACCATCACCACCACTGGTTCGTTCAATCTCATTGACACGGCCAACGTGCAGACCATTGGTACCAGGATCCTGGTCAAGAACGAAGGCAATGCTGTGCTCAACGGTGTGTATACTTGGAGCAACGCAACAGCGATCACGCGAAGCACGGATGCTGACGAATACGGCACCGACAGTGCCCATGCCTTGAGTCTGAACTCCTACTTCTTCACTGAATCTGGCAATGTGAACAAAGGCTCGGCCTACGTGGTTGCTGAGCCGCAAGGTACCATTACGTTTGGCACCAGCAACATCGTGTTTGACTTGTTCAGCACCAGCCAGGTCTACTCGGCCAACACACAAGCTGGTATCAGCCTTGTAGGCACTGTATTTTCCGCCAAGGTGGACAACAACACTACAGCGTTTGACGGCGGTGGCAATATTTCAGTCAAGGCAGGTGCTAATCTTACAACACCAAATATTGGTGCTGCCACTGGTACAAGTTTGTCTGTAACTGGCAATGTCACAGCAGGCAATTTTAACACTGTTGGTGCAATTAGTGCAAGTGGCAATATATTATCCAGTAATGTTTTTGCAACTGGTACTGTATCTGGTAACATTGTAACTGGCAATAGTGTCAGCGCATCAGGTAATGTTACAGGAGCAAATATCAATACCAATGGGTTGATATCTGCTGCGGGTAATGTAATAAGTGGAAATGTATCTACAGGTAATATAGTTGCTGCCAATGTTAACACAGGTTACTTGTTGGTAAACACCAGTGCTGGAGCGAATATCACTGGTGGTAATTTAATCTTGACAGAAGTAACTGGAGCAGGCGGTGCTGTATCAGCCCAAGGAAACATTTCTGGTGCTAATCTTAATGCAACTAATATTAGTTTAACTGGCAACGTTCTAAGTAATTTAAGAGTAAATGGTAATGTTAATGTTTCTGGCGTAGTAGATATTGCCAACAGCCTAACTGCTGACAGTTTGTTGGTTGACACTGTAGGTGGCATCACTGCTAACTCAGGCAACATCACTATCAACCAAATCACAGGCCAAGGTGGTTATCTAAACGCAGTTGGTGCTAATTTATCAGCAAATATTGTTGCTGGAAATGTAAACACCGGCAACATTAGCCTAACTGGCAACGTTTTAAGCGATCTCAATGTTAACGGGAATGTAGACATTGCCGGCACAGTTGGAGTTGCTAACAGCTTTACAGCAGACAGCATTTTGGTTGACACCGCGGGCGGTATTACAGCCAATGGTGGTAACATTGTTATTAATCAAATCACAGGCCAAGGTGGTTATCTAAACGCACTTGGTGCTAATTTATCAGCAAATGTTATTGCAGGTAATGTAAACACGGGTAATATTAGTTTAACAGGGAATGTTTTAAGCAATCTCAATGTCAATGGGAACGCAAGCATCACTGGCATACTTGATGTTGCCAACAGTATAACAGCAGACAGTATTTTAGTTGACACCATAGGTGGAATCACAGCCAATGGCGGCAACATCAATATAAATCAAATCACTGGGCAAGGCGGTAATCTTAACGCAGTTGGCATTTCTGTGTCAGGAAACATTTCTGGCAACAACATAACGCTGGGCAATAACTTATCAACAACTGGTAATATCACAGCTGGTTATTTTATTGGCGACGGAAGTCAACTTACAAATGTGTCAATAGCAGCTGGTTCTGCAATTGAAAATGGCAACAGTAATGTAAGAGTTGCTGCCAACGGTAATGTCAGTGTTGGAACATATGGCACGATTCCTGCGGTGTTTGCCAATACTGGTTTATACGCCACTGGTTTAATTTCTGCTACAGGCAATGTTGATGTTGGTTCAACGCTGAATGTGACTAGCAATGCTGCGATTACAGGCAACATTTCTGGCGGCAATATTTCAGCCTCAGGTAATATCTCAGGTACCTACTTTTTAGGCAACGGATCATTGCTTTCTGGTATTATTACTTCAGTTGCAAACATCAATAACGGCACTAGTAATTTACGAATTGATACCGCTGGTGGTAATATTCAGGCCAATGTTGCAGGTACTGCAAACATATTCACAATAAACGCAAGCGGAATTCAAACCTCTGGAAATGCGTCTGCAAATAATTTATCAATTAGCAACGTTACAAACATTGGCGTCTTAAGCGTATCTGGAAATATTACTGCAAATGGTGTTGTCACAGTTGATGGCAATGTTACAGCAGCCAATTTGATCAGTAACGGCACTGTATCAGCACAGGGCAATGTAATTGGTGGGAACATCAACACCGCAGGCGTAGTTTCAGCAACAGGCAACGTTGTGTCAGTGGCCAATGTCAGTGGTGGAAATATTCTGTCAAGTTTGTTGATAAGCGCAGCAGGAAATGTTACTGGTGCAAACATTACTTCAAATGGGGCAGTGATTGCACTGGGCAACGTCACCGGCGGCAATGTTAATTCTGATGGTAGAGTAAGCGCAGCTGGAAATATTGTAACCACAGCCAATGTCACTGGTGGAAATTTATTAACTTCTGGCGTGTTAAACCTTACTGGAGGCACACCTTATAATACTGCAACACTCAGTGGCGGTAACATCATACTCAACAACGGTGCCGGTGATACTCCTGGTTTGCATTTCTATCAAGGCAACAACGACAACTTTGGTATTGATGTAGAAGCAGGCACCTTACGATTTGTTAAGAATCTTGATGAAGCGGGTGGGTCAGCGGTAGGTAGAGTTGACTCCAATGGCAACATAATTGCAGTTGGGCAACTTCAAGGAGCCAGTGCCAGTGTGTCAGGTAATGTCACAGGTGGAAACATAATCACTGGTGGATTTATCTCTGCAACTGGAAATATAACTGGCAACTACTTCTTTGGTAATGGTAGTCAACTGTCTGGCATCATTACTTCAGTAGCCAACATCAATAACGGTACCAGTAATATTAGAATTGAAACTTCTGGCGGAAATATTCAAGCCAATGTTGGTGGCACAGCCAATGTTTGGACCTTGGCCAGCACAGGCGAATACGTCAGTGGTGAGATCAGTGCATCAGGCAATATCACTGGCAACTTCTTCTTTGGTAATGGTAGTCAGTTATCAGGTATTATTACTTCTGTTGCCAATATCAACAATGGCAACAGCAATGTAAGAATTGACTCCTCCGGAGGCAATGTTGCAGCCAATGTAGGCGGAACTGCCAATGTTCTAGTTTTGGCAAACACTGGTGCTTTTGTCACTGGGGTGGTAAGCGCATCTGGTAACATTACAGGCAACTTCTTTATAGGCAATGGATCGCAGCTTACAGGCATAGCCAACGCTTCATCTGTTTATTCGGTGATCAGTTTACAGGGCAATGTTGCAGGCAATTCTGCTGGTAATGTAACTATTAACGCAGGCAATGTCAGTGGTACACTGATTCCAAGAGCAGGCAATGGCATAGGCATGGTTGGAAATGCCACAACCGGTGTTATTACCATTAGTGTTTTGGATAGTCTAAATGATGGCATTTTCTGGGCTGGCAATAACAGTGCTGGATTGGTCAGTGACTCAATAGATGCACCAAATGTTGATAACGGATTGGTCACTGATTCTACTATTTCCAATAGTTATGATTTAGGCCCTTTAGAATACGGTACCAGCTCAATTATATCTGCTAATTTAATACCTGATAATCCGTTTGTTTATACACTAGGCAACACTAGTTTTCCTTTCTTGTCGCTCAGCGTTGCTGACATTAATTCAACTGGAAACATAACTACCACTAAAAATGTTTCAGCAACAGGCAACATCACAGCCGCATTTTTCTCTGGCGATGGCTCTGCACTGAGCAATGTAAGCGGTTCTAACATTAGATCTGGTAATTCAAATGTGTCAGTGACCGCTGCCAATGGCAATATTGCATTGTCTGTTACAGGAAATTCTAATGCAGTGGTATTCGCACCAGGTTTAACCACATTCAAAGGTAACTTGGTACCGGATGCCTCAAATATTTACTCATTGGGTTCAAGCACTCTGCGCTGGACCAATTTGTGGATCTCCGGCAACACCATAACTCTAGGCAATATTGTACTAAACGATGACAACGCCACAGATTTCAGTGTGTACACCAGCAACGGAACTACTCCAGCTAATGTCAAGGCTCAGTTCATAAACACTTTAGCATATGGATATAACAGTGCCAATTTAAGTGCATCAGGTAATGTCAGCAACGCATTCAACGCTTTAAGCAGCGGTCCTATAACTATTAACAGTGAGGTAACCATCACGGTAAATAGTGGCGCTTTTTGGACGATTGTATGACCACGACACTAATAGTAAACTCAATTTCTTCAATTTCTTCTTACACATCAACCTTTCAACCAATTGTAGCCACAGGCGGTAACGTTTCCAACGTTTCAATCAATGGTATATCCTATAGAATTCACACCTTTACTTCTAACGGAAATTTGGTTGTAACATCTGCCAACAGCAGCGGTACAGTAGATTATCTAGTGGTGGCCGGCGGCGGAGGTGGTGGCATGGACATGGGTGGTGGTGGCGGTGGTGGTGGCGTACTAGCAGGAACTACCAATTTAATACGAGGTACCTATACTATCACAGTGGGCGCAGGGGGTTGGGGTGCACCAGGGGGAAGTCAATTTAGAGGTGATGGAGTAGGTCCACAACCAGGCGCTCATCAATTTACAATTCCTGCTACCAACGGTGGTAACAGTATTTTTTCTGGACCTAATCTAAGCAACGCTAATGCCATAATGGCTGGTGGTGGTGGTTTTGGTGGTAGCAGTTATTATCCTTATACTCCTGGTGCGATAGGTTCTGATGGGGGTAGTGGTGGTGGTGCCAGTGCATATTCAGATGGTAGCACTAGATCAGGTGGAAATGGCATAGCCGGGCAAGGCTATCGTGGCGGCAATGGCGGCGGTCAATACTACGGTGGCGGTGGCGGTGGAGCAGGCGGCCCAGGTATCAGTAGTGGGGAAACCGGAAGAAATGCAACTGGTGGGCCTGGTATTAGAAATGACATTTTAGGCAATGTATTTTATTGGGGCGGTGGCGGAGGTGGTGCTGCTTACAGCTATGGGTTTGGCGGTGATGGAGGTATTGGCGGCGGTGGCGGTGGTGCAGTTGGCGTAACATTTGGTGGCGCAGGTTTTAATAATGGCAATGCAGGCGGCGGTGGCAGTCCAGGATCGCAAACCAACACTCGTGGAGGCAATGCTGGCCCAAACACTGGTGGAGGTGGAGGCGGCGGTTCTCACTACAATGCCACTAACCCTGGAGGAAACGGTGGATCTGGTATAGTGATTATTAGATATCCACTGGTAGATACTTCAATGAGCGTTACTGGCACAAGTGCAACTGCTTTTGCATCGCCCGGATCTGTGATACAAACTGTGTATAGAAGAACCGATGCAAGATTAACCTATACGTCTTCAACGTCAGATGGAACGCCCATCGGTGAACTTGGTTTGACTATTACACCAAAAAAATCTAATAGTTTATTAGTCATGAAATGGATGATAAACGGAGAATTACATCAAGATAACACATTTGTAATTTGGACTGATAATGGACTTATAGGCCAACCTGGTTTTCAAGGTTTTAACAATACGCAAAATAATCAGGTACAAAATGGTATTATGAGTGGTCGTTACGATCAAGATGAAAGTTCCACAATGAGCAACTGGTTTTTGTTTTTTACAGCACCTTCAAATGATACCACAACACGCACTTATTATCCAGCCGTGCGCGGCACGTCGACATATACTTTCGCTTTGAATAGAACTATAGGAAGCTTAGGACAAGATGCTTATGAAAATGGTGTATCAGCAGGATATATCATGGAGATTGCACAATGAGCACAGTGCTGGTTAGTAACATTGATGCAAGTTCTTTTACAAATGGCGTGGTTGATTTTTCGCCTAGGCTCACATATCCTGGCACCATTATTCAAACTAGAACTCTAAGAGTTGATACTAGAACAACCTATAGTTCTCTTGACACTGGCAATGGCACAACAGTGGCGGTGCTAGGCATAAGTATCACTCCAATTTATGCGTCAAGCCGACTAATTGTACAGTGGATGATAAACGGCGAATGTAATAATGATAATGGATTTTTAATACATAGAGACGGTGCTTTAATTACAACTACCGGTGAGGAAGGTTATAATAATCAAGGTGGTAATGTTAGATGGAGTTGTTATACACCAGGGTATTATGACAGAAATGATGATTCTACTGGTATTAATTGGAACATATTTTACTCTTGTGCAGCAGGATCAACCACAGCGAGAACCTATGCTCCAGCAGTGAGAGCCACAGGCTCTGGTTCTCACACATTTGCTCTAAATAGAACGTTAGGCGATGGTACACAAAATTATTATGAAAGTATGGTGAGCTTTGCTTTAATTCACGAGGTATGTAATCAATGAGTACTTTGACTGTAGGAAATATCCGAACAACTGGCAATGCAGTAACGCCTGTTGGCGGAACCAGCTTAAGATATTCTGGGCAAGTTGTTCAGGTATTCACTATTAGAACTGATGAAAGAACTGCTTATTATTCTTCTAACTCTGGCAATGGAACCACAATCAGTGAACTTAATTTAACTATCACACCTAAATTTAGTTCCAGTCTAATAGTCATGGAATGGATGATGAATTGTGAAGTTCATCATGACAATGTTATATTGATACATCAAAACGGAAATTTAATTACCACCGCTGGTTATGAAGGTTATAATCGCGGAGCAGGTAACCAAAGATGGAGTGGATACGCTTCAGGATTTTATGATGCAAACGAAGCCAGCACCATGGTTAATTTTTATTTGTTATATTCTATTCCGGCCATAAATCTTAATCAAAGAACTTACGCTCCTGCAGTTCGCTCTTCTAGTGGGTCAAATTATGTGTTTACATTAAATAAAACGTTAGACAGTCAAGGTCAGGATGTTTATGAAAACACCGTTAGCACTGGAATGATAATGGAAATACAACAATGAGTACACTACTAGTCAACAATTTGCAAAGCAATCAGGCCAACGGCGTCATCACTGTGAGTTCTGGCAATGTGGTTTATAGCCCTGGTAGCATAATACAAGTACAAAGCACTACTCTGGTTAATACTTTTTCGGCTGCACCTAACGGTACCTGGACTGACGTCACAGGCATGTCTGTTACAATTACTCCTAGAACAACAAACAGTAGAGTTTTGATCATAGTCTCTGCAGTTATTGGTGGCAGCGGAACAACAGCAAAAGCCCGTTTATTGCGTAATATACCTAGTGCAAACACAGTTATTGCCAATGGTACTGCCTCTGGTAGTAGACAAAGCAGTATGTTTGGTTCTTTTAATACCGTTGATGGCAACCAGGATGTGCCAGCTACGTCAAATTTTTTAGACAGTCCAGGTAGCACCAGTCCAATTACCTATAAACTGCAGATTAATAATGATAATACTGTCACAGTGTACCTCAATAGGTCTCCTTCTGATTTAGACAGTGCAACAGGAGGAAGGTATATATCCACAATCACTGCATTTGAAGTTGCACAATAATATTAGATTGTAAAAGGAATAAAAATGAGCGTAGTTAGAGTAGATCAAATTACCAATACCAGTAACACTTATCAGATCAACACCAACAGCATCAAGTTTGCTCATGCAACCATGTACTATGCAGTGAACGATGCAGCCGGCAGTTTGACAATATCCAGCACCGGCAACGGTACTCAAATGCTGTTTAACAATCTTGGTCCAAGTTTAAACATAACTGCAAACACTCAAACATCCACTTGGACACACACCCATACTGGCAACTATGTTATTAATTGTCAATACCGTCAGGCCAGCGGTGGTGATCTTTGGACTGTGTTTGGTGTAACCAAAGCTGGAAATAGCACAGCCGTGGGGGTCAGTGCTAGAACCGGATCAGGAGATACTAACACAGCATGGAACTATTATGTGACCTACACAGTGGACAGCACATCTGCCACATATCAACTTCAACATTGGTCCACTTCCGGTAAAACTGTGAGTTCTGATTTCAGCGGTGGCAATCCCGGTTGGACTAACTATGCATCACTTTGCGGCAACACCACAGGTGATATTGGTCGTATGGTAAATTATTTTATTTACAGATTAGGAGATTAAAATGGGGTATGATTTAGCGTCAGCATTGGTTAGTTTGCGCCCTGGATCATCTTGGAGCTTGAACGGCGATGACTATTCAGGATTGAACTGGCAAGATCCCAACAACGCACCTCCCACAGAGATAGAATGCAAGGCTGAAATGGCAAGACTTCGTGCCAAGCATGATTCTGTGCAGTACGCTAGGGACAGAGCCAGAGCCTATCCTAGCATACAACAGCAACTTGACACGCTGTTTCATCAAGGGTATGAGGGATGGCACGCCAGTATTTTGGAGATTAAAAACCAATTTCCTAAACCAGATCAAAACGCGGATTCCAACACCTAGCAGCATTTTTCGCTGATCAAAATTATAAATACAACAAGGAACATACTATATGGCTATTCAAGTACAATTAAGACGCGGAACAACTTCGCAAAACAACTCATTTACTGGAGCTGTTGGTGAAGTCACTGTGGACACTGATCTTGATACTTTGCGTGTACATGATGGAAGCACTGCGGGGGGATTTTCAATAATTAATACGTCTGCTACTCAGACCATGAGTAACAAGACGCTGACTTCGCCAACTGTTTCTGGAACTATTACAATCACAGGCAACGCGGCTATAGCGATTGCCAATGGCGGCGCTAATGCCACTGGCAATATAGGCAGTGCAACTTCGTATTTTAATCGTGTGTTTGCTACTTCAACCTCTGCTTTGTATTCTGACTTAGCAGAAATGTATGAAGCAGACGCCTACTACGAGCCAGGTACTGTGGTTAGTTTTGGCGGAGAAAAGCAAATTACAAAAAGTTTGGTTGTAAATGACAAGCGTGTAGCTGGTGTGGTCAGTACAAATCCAAGTTATCTTATGAATTCAGCCTGTCCTGGAGATTTTGCTACGCCAGTGGGATTGACTGGACTTGTGCCCACAAAGGTAGTTGGCAATATTCGCAAAGGCGACATGGTGGTAAGCAATGGTGATGGCACAGCTAGAGCAGAAGAAAATCCACAAGTAGGCAGTGTTATAGGCAAGTCACTGGAAGATTTTAACGGGACCAGCGGAATCATCAATATAGTAATTGGTAGATTCTAATCTCTTTTCAAGTAAGTTAATTTTGGACTGTATGGCGTCAATGTTCACGGTGTTCCACAGTCCAGGATGTAAAGGCCTAGGCCAAGTTCCAGACTCAATCCAAGCGTAACCACAGTGTTCTTGATTTAATTTTGGAGTAAACTCTCTGTCTACCTGACAGAAAAAAGTGTGATATGCAAATTGTTGATCAGTGCTTGTAAATTTTTCAATTGGCAAGAATTTAGCATTCACAAAATCCAACCCTAGTTCTTCTTTACACTCACGGTGAATAGCGTCTAGTAAACTTTCGTTGAATTCTACTTTCCCACCTGCTAATCCCCAGGAACCGGGGTGTTTGGTGTCATTGCGTATTAGATAAAGATATCTATGTGTGCTAATTGAATAAAACCAAACTCCTACTGCGTTTAAAGAGTTAGACTCCATGAGCCGCCTTTATAAAGTCCATCATAGCTTTTAACCCATTGTCCAGGATCTGCTACAAATCCATCTTCGATCAAAGGTGGAATCCATTTGTATTGAATGCCAGTGACCATGTTTGTAACGTATTGTGGTTCAAGCATTTGCTCGCTGTTAAAAACCACTATCCAACGTGAACCATTGTATTCTATGATATCATTGGCCTTGGCAATCAATGGTTGTCCTTGTAGCCCTTGCCACCCTGTTGGATTTGCGGTGTTGTTTACATTTCCTGTGTCTTCGGTCAGCAGATATCTTTGACCCAATAAACTAGAGTCTAGTCCGTCGCCAGGACCACTTAGCAAAGGATTGATTATGGCTGTGATTGGTTCAAGAGTGTTGGCTGGCGCTGTGTCTGGATCAACTTGAAATAGCAAAAATCTTTCATCTGCTGGATTAACAGTGACAAACCCAATAATCTCAGTATCAGGATTCCATGGATTGTCCAAACTTATATAACTTATTCCTGGGCGCAGCAATCCGTACATGTTAATCACAGCTGGCCAAGTAGTTTGATCAGCCACAGGTGAATTGGGTGGTTCCAAACTAGTGATTGGTTCGCTGATCACATCAGCTGGTTGTAAAATTTGTAGTTGACCGTTGAGCAAAAACACTTGGTAGTTAAATGGCGTGAATTTTTGTCTTGTTCCTAGCAGTAGATCATTGTTGGTTATTGCGTTGATTAAATCTCCAGTGCCATCATAAACTGATGCAATGATTCTTTCCACAACACCAAGTTTTTTAATCTTTGCTGGCGAACTTATCCAAATTGGTAAACTGAATTTAAGTGTACAGATATCAATGGGATTTTCTGATCCAACTGGTATGGTACGCGAGCTCCAGGACACATCATCAAGATAGCACACGCTTAGGCTAGTCCAGTCAATATAGTTTTCACTGCTTTGTATTTCTAAACTAGGGTTGAACAGTGTAAGTATCTGTTCAAGCAATTGCATCTTTTGATTGGTGTTGCTGGTCCAGATGTCAAGATTCAAAGACAGTTTGTAAGGCACTGGCATTAGTCTTTCCACAGTGAAAGCATTGCCCTGGGTTACTTCATAGGTATTGGTCTCAACATCGTAGTAACGTTGACGCACATTAATACGATCAACAAAGTATGGTTCTTGAACTCTTTCTCTGTCATATGTCAATGCACCAACGTAATATGTCATAAGTGGGGTGCTTGGCATCTGGTTCGCAGAGTTCTGTTGAATTATGGTTTGCGCCTGGCGCGATGCGTCGCCATATCTAATTGGTACTCTAACCAGTGTGTCTTCAGTTACATTGCCTGCTTCATCACGACCGTACTCGACTTGGAAGTTGCTCAACATTCTAGTAAATTGCAACAAAAACCTACGTATCTGTGAATCATAAAAAAACTGTTGCAAAATTAACCTCCGTTATCAGCTTTTGGTTTCAAAGCTTGACTTAGGCTTTGACGTTGTGGTATAGGACCTCGGTCGTTGGTTTGAGTAACATTTGTGTTGTTAACAAAGCTTGAACGCAATGTTTGATTTTCTGGTCCAGGTGTTAGTTGTGTGCGTACCACTTCTTCAATCTTTGTCCATCTTGCACCGTCATATCTAAACAGTCTATGAGGAAAGTAATCTAATCTTAGTGCATAATCTCCAAGAGTGGGATTTGGTGGAAAACTTATGCCAGGTGTAACCGGCAAGCCATTAGGGGCTATACCGTCGCCGGTTAGGTATCCTGTGGTATAACCATCACTGGTTGGAGTAAGTTGATCCTGTGTGTTGCTTAAAGTTCTACTGGCATCACTGAAGGTATAATCCGCTGTGTATTCAGAAGGATCTGCTGGTGAACCATTTGGGTTGGTTGGCAGTATGTAAAACTTTACTGTGTCATATCCGCTCTTGGGAACTTCGTATTCTGCTTGTATCAAAATTGCATCATTGATTTCTAAATCTTTTGGTCTTGTGGTAGTTAAATCAGCAGCAGTCAGCGGAGTATATGGACGCCAATATTCTGTGTTGGTGTATTCTGTTCCACCAGGTACATTTTTTATAGCAATATAGTAACCGCCCTCTTGATTTACAATGCTACCAAATGGATAGTAATTTCCCGGATCCCAGTCTGTGTCTTTGACAAATGGCTTATTCAAAATGTCTTGAAACTCTTGGGCATTGACCATGGGTGTGGCTTTCACACGCCATAGATGCGGCAACCATGTTTGACTAAAACCTTCACTAGCGTAGTTAGCGTCTTGAATCACGTAATATCTGGGCAAGGCCTCTGGGATATTTTGATTCAAGGGATGATAGTCTTTGAGATTAGGAACTTCTAAAACGTCACCTGACATCAACTTGCGTTGAAAAGTGTCAATCATGTCATTGTAGTGAAACGTTATAAACAAAGTATCATTGTTTAAAAACAGCCCAAATTGTGTTAAATCAAAATCAATGTCTTGATGCTTGTACACACCGCGCATAACGTAAACATCAGGATCGTACTTTCGATCTCGGTTTTCAAGCAGCAGTAGATCCTCTATAAACAAAGGATTACTTTGATTGTATTTTGGCAGTGTGGCATCAAAATTAGGGCCAATTCCGCTGTCATCTTCTTGACTGTCATCGGGGTAGGTTTTTGGGCCAAGATACTTGTGTACAAAGATATCCAGCCCACCCACTGTGTACATTTCGCGGATAGAACGATCTAAGAACTGGTAGTCCCAGGTTCGATTTGGGCGATAAAGGGATAATCTTGGCATAATGCTATATTTATGGGCAGTTGACCAAATATTCACAACCTGTTATAATACAGGCAATACAGTAATTATAATTACTACAAGGAGACAGTATGAAACAAGCAGCGATCAAATTGTTAAACCCGCGTAGCCCGGATACAAAATACACAGGCAACGAGCCAACTTGGGCAGTTCAACCGTTAGAAGATCGGTTGTCCAAGTTAACTTATGCATTCAACTGGTATCATTACTTCTACAGCAAAAAAGATGCCAAGGACATGATCATAAGTTACCTTGACAGACATGACAGGGCCAAGGACGCTAAAAAAATTAGGTCTCTCAGCGACAGTCAAATTGTGCCCACAGTGGGTTGGTTATGCCGCATGGTGGATCTAGGTCTTGTGCTAACCGCCAGCGAGCAGAAAAAACTAGACTCTATGTTGGACACATTTTTGCATTACAAACAACCAGTGGTTGAAAGTGTTGAAGAACCAGAATCCGCAGCCAAACCCAACATTCAAGACCGACTACGTGAGCGAGTGGTTGAGTGTGCAGGTGAACTAGATGGGTTGTTTGATGATTTTATTGGTGCCGGAGCCAAGCTTGGTGCTGATTTCAAACCCGTGTCAGTTTTGCGTAGTATGAACATAGCGCCGCAACTGATTGGATATATCAAAGATATCTGGCAACGTAGATTATCAGAATTTGATGATGTTGTTGCTGGCAAGGATGCTGATCTTGTGGCAGGATACAGTCATCTTTCTAAAATACAATTGCGTAATTGTGTAAAGTTCTGTGAACTTGTTTTAGCTGATTGTGGTAGTTATATCCAACTTAAAAAAGTTGAAAGAAAACCACGCAAAGTTAAACCTGTCACTCCTGAAAAGCGAGCTGCTAAGTTTAAGATTTGTACAGAGTTTGCAGAACTATCTTTAAAATCTTTGCCAGCAAGTCAACTTGTGGACAAAACAGAAGCTTGGTTGTATGATACAAAAAAGCGCAAGATCATACACCTGGTTGCTGATGAGTACGCTAAAACTTTTAGCATCAAAAACAACACAGTGGTTGGATATAGCCTAGCTGAAACTCAACAAAAAACCCTGCGTAAACCAGCAGAACAGTTAAAAGCAGTGATCAACGGTGGGAAACCAGCTGCCAGAAAAACCTACAAAGATATCAAGGCCACAGAAACAGCATGGAACGGCAGGGGTTCTGAAAATCTTGTGATTTTAAGAGCCTGGTAAAGCTCTTCCGGACAATAAATATTATATCCGGAGCCACTATGTCTACTGAAAATCAACAAAGCGATCAAACATCGTTACAGTTGCTGAAACAAAATCTAATAGATTATGTTAGATTCAATCTGGGCGATCAAATGATTGATATTGAACTTGACCCAGAACACTACGAAACTGCGTATCAACGCTCATTAGGGGTATATCGTCAACGAGCTAACAACGCCTACGAAGAAAGCTACAGTTTTTTTCAACTCATACAAGACGTTGATATCTATACCTTGCCACAAGAAGTAATCAGCGTTAGACAACTGTTTAGACGCCAGTTTGGTTTGGCCACTGGTCCCTTTGCCAGCAACTTTGATCCCTTTAGTCAAGCACAGATGCAGGTGTATTTGTTGAACTTTAATCAAAGTGGTGGATTGGCTACCTATGATTTTTACACACAATATGTAGAATTGGCTGCTAGAATGTTTGGTGGCTATTTGAACTACACGTTTAACCCAGTAACTAAAAAACTTCAGATCATACGAGATCCCAAGGGCAGTGGCGAAGATGTTTTGATTTGGAGCTACAATCTAAAACCAGAAATCAATTTGCTCAGCGATTATCAAATCAGCCAATGGATTAGAGATTATATGTTGGCAGCATCTAGAATGATGCTTGGCGAAGCAAGGGAGAAATTTGCTCAATATGCTGGTCCACAGGGCGGAGCCACACTCAACGGTCAAGCTTTGAAAACTCAGGCGCAGGCTGAAATGGACAAGTGTATTGAAGATCTCAAAATGTATGTAGATGCAAGTCAACCGCTGACTTGGGTAATAGGCTAATTGACATCACAGTTTAGTCCTGCTATAATCTAGCATGGACGTAATGATTGACATTGAAGGTTTGGCCACTGGCCCTGATGCTACTATTTTAACCATAGCAGCTCAGTGTTTTGATCCGTTCTCTAGAGGGTATTATCGTCAACAATACTATGCTCGTGTCACACTGGAAAGTCAAGAACACAGAGCAATAGAGCAGGGTACCATTGATTGGTGGGCAACTCAAACTCAAGCACAAATTGAAGCATTTAATCCAGAAAACAGGATTCCCTTACAGCAAGCTCTTCAGGAATTACACAAACTTTGCTGGCAATGCAATCGCGTGTGGATGAACGGTCCTACCTACGATGCTAATATCCTAGAGCACGCCTACAAAAGCTATAACATGCCCTTGCCTTGGCAGTACTTTAAGATACGTGATGCTCGTACAGTGTACGGATTGGTTCCCGGTCTAAACAAGTACCCAGCGAGTCACCATGCGCTAGAAGACTGTCGTCGACAAATTGATTTGTTACACGACGCCTTAGAATATCTTAAAATCAAAAACCTTGTATGATCTTACCTAAACTATTGATTATTGGCCATGCTCGACATGGCAAAGACACTGTGTGTGAAATCCTGTGTGAAGAATTTGACTATTCTTTTAGATCAAGCTCTGATTTTTGTGCAGAAAAATTTATCTATGATGAATTGAAGTCAAAGTATGGGTACACAAGTTACAAACAGTGCTTTGAGGACAGGCACAATCATAGATCAAAATGGTACGACATGATTCATGAATATTGTCGCGATGACTTTGCAAAACTGGGTAGGGAAATTTTTGCAGAAAACACAATATACTGCGGGCTCAGAAACAAAAGTGAATTTCATGCCATGCGTAACACTGGTGTTTTTGACTATGCAATTTGGGTTGACAGAAGCGATCATCTACCCCAAGAAGCTCGATCCAGTATGAATTTAGAAATTTGGATGGCAGACTATGTTATTGACAACAATGGCACACTTGATGATCTAAGACGTAATACTGTAGAGCTTATGAAATGCTTGTTAACTACACGTCCGGCTCCAAATCACCCCTACGCCACGTTAAATCAGATCTAGTGACTACTTCAATGCAGTTGCGGCACACTGATCGCAAATTGCTTAATTCTGCGTTGTTTAGATTTCCGTCCATGTGATATACCACAGTTTGGCTTGTGTATCTGGCCTTGAAATTGCACAGGTCGCAGTGCAATTTTTTTTGATATCCCCGTAAAGACCATCGTGGCACTGGTGGTTTAATGTTTTTGTTACGTCTTAGGCAGTGTTCACATTTGGTTCGGAAATGAGCTATTTCGTCGCGATAGTAGTTAATAGCCCGCGGGCGTTGCTTGCATACTGGACACAAAGGACGTTTCATTTCTTTATTTAAACACGAACCTTTGCAAAGGGAGGCGTAACAACGGATTTTTTTGGCAATCCCATAAATATTGTTAACTTTTTAAAGGATTGTCAAATGGCATTACTAACATCACCGGGCGTATCAGTAACAGTTATTGATGAAAGTAATTACTTACCTTCAGCAGTAAACAGTGTTCCTTTTATTCTTGTAGCTTCAGCTCAGAACAAAGCTAACCCTCAGGGTGTAACAGCAGTTGGCACACTCAAGGCCAATGCTAACAAACTTTACACAGTTACCAGTCAACGCGAGCTAGTGAATTTGTTTGGTGTGCCGTTTTTCTATAAAACCACTACTGGCACACCAATCAACGGTTATGAACTCAATGAATATGGTTTGCTGGCTGCGTACAGTGCGTTGGGATTGACTAATCGTGTGTACGTTCAACGTGTTGATATCAATTTAACAGAATTATCTGCTAGCCTTAACCGACCAGTTGGTGCTCCGGCTGATGGTACTTATTGGCTGAACACATCTGACAGTCAGTGGGGTGTGTTCCAGTGGAATGGCACCACAAACGTGTTCACATTGCAAACACCGTTGGTTATAACTTCAACTCTACAGATTGAATCTGCACCTAGTACAGTGCCCCTGCAGAGTGTGGGCAGCATTGGTGATTATGCAGTTAACGCAACAAATGTAAACAATCCAGTTTACTACAAAAACAGTGTAAATGAATGGGTACTAGTCGGCAGCGACGCATGGAAGTTGAGCTGGCCAACCGTGCAAGGCACACAGGCTCCAACATCAATTACCCCCGGACAAGTTTTAAGTATCAACGGAACTGCATTTACTATTCCAGGAGCTCCAGACAACACCATTGATAATTTGGTAACTCAAATCAATGCTGCAAGTATTGCAGGCGTGATAGCTCAGAATGTTGGTGGTAGATTCACAATCTATGCTGACAGCGATGCTACCAGCGATGGTTCCACAGCTGAAGGTGGTATTGTCACAATTGAAAACGTGTCTGGTACACCACTAACCACACTTGGTATTGTTGAAAGAAGTTATTATACTCCTGCTTTACAAATCAGTCCTAACTACAATGTGCCTCAGTGGCGCACTACCAGTAATTTCCCTCGTCCAACCGGTAGTATCTGGTTCAAGAGCACCCAAACCAACAATGGTGCATTGTTGATAGTTGAAAAATATAATAGTACTCTAGGAACTTTTGTTACTCAGGCATGTCCAGTGTATGCCAGTGATCAGGCTGCAAACTATGCCCTAGATGCCAGCGGTGGTGGCAAAAACATTCCAATTGGATCTACATACGCACAGTACGACGTAGATGGCAACAACACATACACTGTTCAATTATTAGAAAGAAACGCCAGCGGGGCAATGAATGCCACTGGTGATGTGGTTAACCCTGTGTTTATTACCAACACTGTGTTTACAATCAGCGCAAGTGGCAGTGGCTCAGCTAACCTGACTACTCCTGTGTCAGCTACTTTGCTAGGTACGACCGCTGCTGATTTTGTGTCAGCGGTTAGTGCTGCAAATGTAACTTATGTAAGTGCAACTGTTGATAGCAATGGCAGAGTTGTAATGAGTCATAGCCAAGGTGGTGTGATTGTTGTAAACAGCACCGTTGGTGACCCAATTGCAGCAGCTGGTCTTGATGACTCCGCACAGGCTAGACCAAACCCAGATGGCGGATATATTCTAAGCAATTGGATACAATTAGACTATCAAGCTTCTGCAAGCGCACCAAGCTTGGATCCAGCAGATGGACGTCTATGGTACTACAGTGATGCCACAGTTGCAGATATCATGATTAAAGGCAACAGTGGTTGGCAAGGTTATCAAACTGTGACCAATGATGTGCGTGGGTTTAACTTATCGTTGACCAATGCCACAGGACCAATCTTTAGCGCATCGGCACCAACCACACAAACAGATGCAGCCGAAAGTCCATTGGTATACGGTGATCTGTGGATTGACACCAGCGACCTAGAAAATTATCCATTATTGTATCGCTGGGAAAACGTCGAAGGATTGGATGGTTGGGTTCAACTTGATACCGCAGATCAAACCACAGAAAATGGTGTGTTGTTTGCAGATGCTCGTTGGGCGCCAAATGGCAGCACCGACCCGATTACAGATCCTTATCCGACTATTGAAAGTTTATTGGTAAGCGATTACCTTGATCCTGATGCGCCTGATTCGGAACTGTATCCTGAAGGCATACTGTTGTTTAACACACGTAGAAGTGGCTTTAATGTTAAGAGCTTCCAAAGCAATTACTTTACCACAGCTCGCTTCCCGGATACCAATCCATTGCCAACAGTTACCAGCACCTGGTTAACTGCCAGCGGTAATCGTAATGATGGTAGCATGTATGCAGGTAGACAGGCACAAAGACAATTAATTGTTGC